ACATAAACGGGTTTTCCTCGGACACGAGGATAACCGGCCAAGCGACAACAGCCGCGTTGTAGTCCTCAGCGTACGCTTCGGCAATGGTGCGCTCCAAGCGGTGACCCCACTTAGTTGCCTCGTTGCCCTCAAAGTCGCTGGGAATAATGCCAGTCTTCTCGCCCCACAGAGCGTATGGTGACTTGTACTTGTTGACACCACAAACGGTGCCTGCGTCAGACCCACCAAGTCCACGAAGGCCACTGCGAATCTCTTCCCATTCCTTCATGGTCTTACCCCAAACGGGGATTACTGATACCTTGTTCACTTGCTTTCCTTCTTTCTTAGTTTGATTGTTCTTGCAACATTGTCTTGGAAGTCGAGAACGCCTAGTTCACGAAGTTCCTGACACACACTATAAACCGTGCCTAGTGACATGCCAGTCGCAACCGACAAATCACGGTAACTCGGTCCGTAGTTGTGACCACGATACCACTCACGAACGGCGTCCGCAAGTGCCTTTCGATTAACTTTTTGACGGTTGAGTTTTTCTTTAGCGCTCGTCATCTTCCACCACTTCCATCGTCAGGTTGCCGGACAAAGCCTTCACGCGAACGTACAACTCTTCGTACAACTCTTCGCTGGACTCAATCTTCAACTTCGCCTTATTGCGACCGTTGGCAAACTGCTCACCTTCATAGTAAATCCAAGCACCCGACTGACGCAAAACGCCAAGTTCGATGGCGCAATCAAGCAGAACGTTTGACTTTGGCACGCCTACGCCGTACTCGAGGTCGAACTCTGCCTCACGGTAAGGCGGAGCAACCTTGTTCTTGACAACCTTGACACGAGTGCGGTTAGCGGTTGCTTCCTCGCCCTGTTTAATTGTCTTAATGCGTCGAATGTCAAGACGCACAGAAGCCGCATAGCCGAGCGACTTGCCGCCAGGGGTGTATTCCGAAGGGCCGTAAATCTTGCCAATTGACTCACGCAACTGGTTGATGAAGATTACAAGCGTGTTGGTCTTGGACGCCGCGCCAGTAATCTTGCGCATCGCTTGACCGATAATGCGTGGCTGGAGACCGACGAAAGCATCGCCGACTTCGCCTTCCAGTTCAGCGCGCGGAACCAAAGCGGCCACGGAGTCGATAACAACAACGCCAATTTCTCCGCTCTCAATCAAGCGAATGGCAAACTCCAACGCCTGCTCAGCATTCCCCGGCTGAGAGAAGATAAGCGAAGTTACGTCAACGCCAATGGCGGTTGCGTAGTTGGGGTCAAAAGCGTGCTCTACGTCAATGTAAGCACAGACCAAACCTTCCTTTTGCGCCTCAGCAATACAGTGAAGCGACAGCGTGGACTTGCCAGACGACGGCGGACCGTACATCTCAACAATGCGACCCTTGGGCAAACCACCTACGCCCAGCGCCAAGTCCAGTGGCAAAATGCCGGTAGGAATTGTTTCGACGGGCTTAATGTCTTCCCCGGTCAGGCGCATAATTGAGCCAGCACCAAACTGCTTATTAATGTCTTGCAATACAGACTCCAGCGAACCACTGGTTGACGCTGTTGATTTTCGAGCCATACATCTCCTTTGTTTGTTTAGCCAGCATAGCAGAACAAATGTACAACGCGCAAGTGGACGCCGTTAAAAAAAATAATTAGGCTATCGCCATGAACCCAAAATTCTTTTACGCAAAACGCAATACCGCCTGGATTGTCGGGGAGGAGATTTACGTTGACGCTCGTTTCAGCCAAGCGTTTTTGCAGGATTGCCGTGCAATTGAAGGCCGGCGCTGGATTGCGGACAAAAAAGTAAACGCCTTCCCGTTATCTTCAACGCCAATGGTTAAGGCTTTGGCATCTAAGTACAACATATCCCTGCCGGCCGAGTTAAACAAGGTAGACGACGGCAAGCATTTCTCCGATTCGGGGGAGCGTTACAACGTAACCCTTGAGGGAGACGAAATTGTCATCCGTTTTGACTACAACCCCAGCATGATTGAAGCGGTGCGGATGTTTATCCCGTCAGTCCGCTGGGATGGTAAGAACAAGGTGTGGCGCTGTCCAATTAAAAACTCCCCCGACGCCTTGAAATTTGCGGTGGAAAACAGGCTGCGCATGAGCGAGGAACTTGTTGACCGTGCCTCAGAGGTAATGGAACAGTCCATCGCACTACTCAACGCCTCTCAAGCAATTGACGCGGACGTGGAAATCCCAGGCATTGCCATCCCCCTGTTGCCGTATCAGCGGGCGGGGGTTTCCTACATGAAACGCGTGCGGCGTGGCATTATCGGAGACCAGCCCGGTCTTGGTAAAACAGCACAGGCTATTGCGACAGTCGCCTCAGAAGGCCAGTTCCCTATGGTTGTTGTATGTCCAAATACATTGAAATTAAATTGGCAGCGCGAGATTAAAAAATTTTTCCCAAAATTAACGGTCTCCGTCCTTTCGGGCAAAACATCTCAAAAAATCGAGCCTTCCGACGTAATCATTGTAAATTACGACATTTGCTTGGAACGAAACACTGACATTTTTGAGCACGGGTATCGTTCGCTCGTTGTTGACGAGTCTCACGCCATCAAGAATGGGCAGAAGAAACATGGTTGTCCATCGTGCGGTGCGTCGTTGCGTGCGAATTCCAAGATGTGTTATGCGTGCAATACTGCGTGTGAACGTCCGCTAGAGATTTGGACTGTTCGACGGACTGCGGCGGTGATGCAGTTGGCGAAGGCTCTGCCCCCGGAAAATTTTGTGCTGTTGTTGACCGGTACGCCGATTACCAATCGCCCCGACGAGTTGATTCCGCAGTTAGAAGCGGTCGGCCGACTTGACGCGTTTGGTGGCCCGTGGCGATTCAAGAACCGCTACGCCCCGAAGCGCAACATTGCTCGTAACACCACCGAACTAAACTTGAAACTCCGCGAGTTGTGCTTTGTGCGCCGGCGCAAAGAAGACGTTTTCGACGAACTGCCGGAACTGCGCAACGCCGTTCAGTACCTTGAGGTCAGCAAAACCAACATGAAGGAATACCAACGTGTTGAGGTCGACGTTGTTGAGTACTTTGCCCAGCGAGCACAAGCGTTGGCGGAAGAAGAAGGCAGTGACGGAACCGACGCGTATTGGCAGAAGCGTATTCGTCTTGAGGCGGCGCAGAGTCTTGTGAAAATCACCGGTTTGCGTGACGTGGTATCCAAGATTAAGTACGACGCCGCTATTGAGTGGATTGACAACTTCTTGGAGGCCGGCGACGGCGAAAAGGTAATCATCTTTGCCGAGCACATCGATTTTGTCGAGCGACTGTACGACCGTTACAAGAAAATCGCCGTAAAAATTCGTGGCGGGGTGTCGGTGGATGACCGGCAGAAGGCGGTTGAAAGTTTCCAGAACGACCCCAGCGTGCGCTTATTCATAGCCAACATGACCTCGGCCAGCGAAGGCTTGACATTGACCGCCGCGAGCGATGTAATATTTTGTGAACTAGGATGGACACCTGCTCTTCACGAACAGTGTGTTAGCCGGTGCTACGCCCGAGCCAACGACATGCACGGCGCAACCGCATGGTATCTACTCGTTTCAGGAACTATTGACGAGACCATGTACGACCTGTTAGAAAAGAAGAAGGTTGTTGTTGACGCCGTTACTGACGGCAAAGAAGTAGAGGGTGGCAGTGTTATGGATGGATTAGTTAGGGAACTAACGGAACGAGGTAGGAAATGAACGACGAAGTAATTGGGTATCGGTACGCCGTTGTCCCCGAGTGGGTTTTGGACGCCGAGATTAGCGACCGGGCTGTGCGTGTTTTTAGCATCCTGTCTCGCTATGTGGGTGCCAACGATTCAGCGTGGCCATCACGTACGACTATGGCTGGGCGGATTAACTGCTCAGTTGACAGCCTTGACCGAGCACTTAAGGAACTAGTTGACATTGGTGCCATCAACATTGAACGTCGACAGCGGGAAGACGGTTCGTACAGCAGTTCGCTTTACTACGTGTGGCCGCACCTTGGCCTCCAGGTAGCCGCACAGGTGCCCCCACCTAGCCGCATGGTTGCGGCCACCCTAGCCGCACCGGTGCGGACACATGAAGGAACCACAAAAGAAGGAACCACAACTAACTCTGAAGTTTCTGCGACGAAGCGCAAAAACAAGAAGGTTGATTACACGGCAGACTTCGACGAGGTGTGGAAGGTATACCCGCGTCGCATCAACAAGGGCGGTGCCTACAAGGCGTACTGCGCAACAGTGAAGCGTGGCGTGTCTGTCTGCGATTTGATTAACGCAGTGGCCGAGTACGCCAAGCAACGTGAGGGCAAGGAAGAAGCGTTTACTCTTCACGGCGCTACCTTTTTTGGCCCAGACGAACGCTGGCGTGATTACCTGCCGGTGGTCGAAAAGATGAGCATCGAAGACCGCGTATCAGCGAATATTTACGACGATTACGACCGCTCCGGCAAGTGGGCCGACAAGAATGGAAAAGTTCTTATTGACAACCCCGCCAAGCATGGCTACAATCGTCCTGTCAACTCAATGGGGCAGTTGGTAGATGCGAATGGGGCCCCATACGAGTTGGATACGGCTAGCGGTAAGCGCAAGTACGTAAGCGAATAGAAAGGAAAAGTTGGTGGGCGAGTTAAAGATTCCGCACGATTTGGTTGCCGAGAGAAGTGTGCTTGGTTCAATCATTATGAACAAGGACAACGTGTACGAAGCGGGCGGGGTGATTGTAGAGACTGACTTCTACAGCCCCCGCAACGCATCAATCTTCCGCGCAATGGTCAAGTTGGCCGGCGAGGGCAAGGTCGTTGACCCCATTACCATCGCCGACATTACCGGCAACTCGGATGACGTTAGTTATCTAATCAGCGCCAGTATGGACGTTCCCAACTCCAACTCGGTTGTGAACTACGCGGAGATTGTCTACAAGCACAGCGTTGCTCGTTCGATGAGCAAGGAACTGGAGAGCGCCGTCGATGACATTCGTTCCGGTGGCGACCCATTCGATAGGGCAAACTCGGTAGAGAAGTTCATTAACAGCATCGGCAACATAAACGCTGGCGGTCCGGAGTCAATGACTCTGTACGAACTGGAAGCGAACGCCGACGCCATTGCACCGGTGGTTATCCCCGGCATGATGAACACGGATTACCGCACAATTGTGGTGGCCGAAGAAGGTAGCGGTAAGTCGTTGCTCTTGCGTACCATCGCAATGGCCGCGTCGCAGGGCTACCACCCATTCAGTCACCAGCGTATTGAGCCGGTGCGCGCTTTGGTTATCGACCTCGAGAACCCTACGCAGGCAATTACGCAGACCGCCGTTCCGTATATGGACATGCTCCGCTCTCGCAGTGAGGCATTTGGCACGCACGACTTTGACCCTGAGCGACTGCGGTTCTTCCGACGACCCGCCGGTATCGACATTCGTACGCTTGCGGCTCGTAGTGAGATTCAGCGTGAGATTGCTTTCCATCGGCCACAGTTGGTCTGTATCGGACCTATCTACAAGATGTACCGCCGTGG